TATGTTCATCTCCACGCCAGAGGGCCGTAATGGCTTCTACGACGTGTACATGAACGGAGAACTCCAGAAGAAGGGCTGGCGATCGTGGCACCTCACGACGCACGATAACCCTATGATTGACCCAGAAGAGATAGCCGCCGCCAAGGAAACGATGGCAGGCTGGCAGTTCAGACAGGAGTTCGAGGCTTCGTTCGATGCGAAAGGCTCTGAGTTCTTCAACGCTGAAGAGTTCGAGTACTACGAGGAACGGTCGGACACAACCGTCGGTTCATTCTACATCGCGGTCGATCTAGCTGGCTTCGAGTCAGACAGAGGCAACAAGACTAAGCGCAGGGATAACTCAGCTATGGCTATCGTCATGGCGGATGACTTCGGCACGTGGCACGTAGAGGACATACAGTACGGACGATGGACACTAGACGAGACCTGCCAGAAGATCTTCGATGCGGTCGCTAAGTACAAGCCCATCAGCGTAGGCATAGAGAAGGGCATAGGCCAGCAGGCTGTCATGGGCCCCCTCAACGACATCATGCGCCGTACGCACCGTGTGTTCCGCATCGAGCTACTGACGCACGGTAACCAACGCAAGGAAGATCGAATCCTCTGGAGTCTACAGGGGCGGTTCGAGCACAAGAAGATCAAGCTAAAGAAAGGAGATTGGAACCCAGCCTTCGTAGATGAAGCGTCGGCGTTCCCCTCTAAGCTCGTTCACGATGACCTCCTAGATGCGTTGTCGTACATAGACCAACTCGCAGTGGTGCCATACGCCACAGACCTAGACATGGAAGATGACTACGTCCCTATGGACGCTATTGCAGGATACTAACTATGAGTGACATCTTTAAAGATGAAGTAGATAGCCAAGTGGCCCTACCCGGCGAGCTAGCCGATTGGGTCATGGGTAAGTGCCAAACATGGCGCGACCACTACGAGAGCAACTACAGCACGAAGCACGATGAGTACATGCGGCTGTTCCGTAACCAGTGGTCGAAGGAAGACTCCGACCGTGACAGTGAGCGTTCTAAGCTGATCGCTCCTGCGCTGGCCCAAGCGGTTGAGTCCAACGTAGCTGAGGTCGAGGAAGCCACCTTCGGGCGTGGTAAGATCTTTGACGTACGGGACGACATCGCGGACGAGCAGACTGAAGACATGGTGTTCCTCCGCAAGAAGCTCCACGAGGAGTTCCACCACGCACGTATACGTAGTGCTGTTGGTGAGGTACTAGTCAATGCCGCAGTGTACGGCACAGGTATTGCTGAGATCACCATCGAAGAGCGCAAGGTGTACACGCCGGGCTCACGTCCCATGATGGATGGGGCTATGCAGGAGATCGGAGTAAGCGAGACGTACAAGCCTATCGTTAAGCTCAACCCAGTACAGCCTAAGAACTTCCTGATCGATCCAGCCGCCAACAGCGTAGATGACGCCCTCGGGTGCGCGATCGATGAGTACGTTAGTCGGCATATCGTGGAAGAGCTACAGGAACAAGGCGTCTACAGAGACGATGAGTTCGTAGGCGAGGCCGCTAGCGATGATGAGATCGAGTTCGACGGTTCCGTTGACTCACGTCCTAAGGATCGCATCCGGTTGACTAAGTACTACGGTAAGGTCCCACGCGACATGCTAGTTGCTGAAGGCGTGGACGACGATGAGATCGACGAGGACGGCCACTACGTAGAAGCTATCGTAGTACTAGGCAACGAAGACGTTGTCCTTAAGGCTATTCCTAATCCCTACATGTGCCAAGACAGACCCATCGTATCCTTTCAATGGGATGTTGTTCCAGCAATCTTCTGGGGCCGTGGTGTATGTGAGAAGGGATACATGAGCCAGAAGGCACTCGACGCCGAGCTACGTGCCCGCATCGACGCCCTTGCTCTTACTACGCACCCAATGATGGCGGTGGACTCTACACGAATCCCACGCGGTCACAAGTTAGAAGTACGGCCGGGTCGTATGCTCCTCACGAACGGGGCACCGCAAGAAGCCATCATGCCGTTTAACTTCGGCAACCTCAACGCTATCACCTTCCAGCAAGGACAACAACTCCAAGCTATGGTGGCACAGGCAACAGGGGCGGCTGAGGCTACACAGGCTAACACGACCGACGGCACAGCGGCAGGCCAGTCCATGCAACAGGGCGGAGTAATGAAGCGACAGAAGCGCACGTTAGTGAACTTCCAAGAGAACTTCCTGCTTCCCTTCGTCAGCAAGGCGGCGTTCCGCTACATGCAGTTCTCACCTGAGGAGTTCCCGATTGGCGATTACAACTTCATCCCGTTCTCTAGCCTCGGCGCTATGGCACGTGAGTACGAGGTTGCACAGCTCAGTCAGATCCTCCAAGTCATACCGCCTGACTCGCCAGCACATGGCGCTGTACTCAAGGGGATCATCGATCACCTCAACGTCAGCAACCGCGAAGAGTTAATCGCCGCCATTGAAGCAGGCAACCAGCCTAACCCAGAAGCACAGAAGGCCCAGCAAGAGCAACAGCAAATGCAGATGGCTATCACGCAGGGTCAGGTTAGTCTACTCAACGCTCAGGCGTCTGAGTCACAGGCACGAGGACAGAAGTACAATGTCGAAGCACAAGTACTACCGCAGGAGATGACGCTGAAGTACGCGGACACCGACGGCGACGGTAAGGCAGACGACAAGGACTTCGAGAAGCGCATCCGTATGGCAGAGCTAATGCTGAAGGAGCGCGAACTAGACGGTAAGCAAGAAGTACAGATGGAGGGGGCCAAGGGTAAAGCCGAGGCTGAGCTAGTTAGAGAGCTAACTGCTAATGCACCTCCACCCCAACCTCTACCCCCACAATCATGACCTCAAGGAGATAATCATGGTAGATCAGAAGAAGTTCGACGAGTTAGTCGTCTCAACCACTAAGTACCTCCAAGACCTACTCGACAGAGTGAACAAGTTAGAGAACCAGCTAGCTGAGTTAAAGGTTAAGAAGGCGAAGAAAGATGACTGATACTTACTTCGAGGACGCCCGCACTATGTTCCTAACAGAAGGCTGGCGTACCTTCCAAGAAGAGATTGAGGAAGCTATCTCAGTACTAACGCTCGAGCACTGCGACTCCACAGAGGAGTTCTGGCAGGCACGCGGGCGGCTGTCTGCGTTGAAGCAGTTCGGTGGGTACGAGAACAGCATCCTAGCCGCAGAGGAGTTAGAAGATGCACGTGATCTATGACGTGAAGTGCAGTTCCTGCGGCAACGTAGATGAAGTGTATGGGAGGAAGGGAGACGCGGTCCGGTGCTCGGTCTGTTCCTCCGACGCCCATGCAATCATAAGTCCTGTGGCTTTTATCCTAGAGGGCGTCAGTGGGGATTTCCCCGGTGCCGCTATGAAGTGGAATAAGAGACACAAGTGACTCATACAGGACGGTAGCCTCTTAGCCTGAGGTCGTCCTTAATCTTACCCCTCCCCCTAGTGGGACAAAGGAGTTCATAATATGGCTACCATTGTAGATGCTCAAGACTTTGTAAAGAAGGCAATTCCATTTGAGGAGAACGAAGCCGAAGAAACCACAGAAGAGTTCGCTACTCTTGAAGAGGCACCCGCTGAAGCGACGGCGGAAGCACCTGTGGAAGCTGAGGTAGAGGCTCCATCAGACGAGGATCTTCCAGACAAGTACAAGGGCAAATCAGCGTCAGACATCGCTCGGATGCACCAAGAGTTAGAGAAGCGGCTAGGCCAGCAGTCTTCGGAGGTTGGAGAACTTAGGCGTCACTTTGACGAATACGTCCAGAGCAATGTACAGGCGCAACAGTCTGCACCGGAAGTAGTAGAGGAAGTAGACTTCTTCGCTGATCCGAATGCGGCTATGGCGAAAGCAATCGAGAACCATCCTACTCTTAAGCAAGCCCAACAGGTTGCGGCGGAGATGGCTAAGTCACAGGCACTAGCTAAGTTGAAGGCTTCACACCCTGATATGAGCGACGTGTTACAGGACGAAGGCTTTAGGGATTGGGTATCGGGTTCGCCTATCCGACGTGAGCTATATCAGAAGGCAGACGCACAGTATGACTTTGCGGCGGCTGACGAGTTGATTACGCTCTATAAGGAAAGGCAAGGCGTTGTTAAGCAGACCGCTAAGGTTGAGAAGCAACACCAGAAGAACGAGGTCAAACGAGCCTCTACAGGTACGGCACGGTCGAATCCCGAGGGCGCTACGTCCAAGAAGATCTACCGCCGCCGTGATATTATCGAACTCATGAACTCTGATCCTAAACGCTACGAGGCACTACTGCCTGAGATCATGAAAGCGTATGCGGAGAAGAGGGTCAAATAACCCACTAAGGAATCATTACAATGGCACTTGGATCTAATCATGTAACAAACACTACAGCGGCCACTTTCATCCCAGAGATCTGGAGTGATGAGATCATCGCTTCTTACGAGAAGTCTTTGGTTGTTAAGCCACTAGTACGTGCAATGTCTATGGTAGGCAAGAAAGGCGATACCATTCACATCCCTAAGCCCGATCGCGGTGACGCGTCAGCTAAAGCGCCAGAGACTCAGGTTTCTCTGATCGCTGGCACTACTGGCGAGTTAGTCGTAACGATCGATCAACACTTCGAGTACTCACGATTGATCGAGGACATCACAGACGTTCAAGCTCTGAACTCTCTGCGACGTTTCTACACTGAAGATGCTGGCTACGCTCTGGCTACCAACGTCGACACTGCGTTGATTACTGAAGCTGGAACTGGCTTCACTGCTCAGCACGTCTTCGAGACCACTGGTCTTGGCGCGTCTGGCGGTACTGCTACTGCCTTCAGTGACGAGGGTTTCCGTGCGGCAATCCAGATCCTCGACGACAACAACGTACCCGGCGACAGCCGTGTGTTCGTTATCCCACCTGCTGTGAAGCGCGAGATGCTGGGTGTTTCTCAGTACATCTCTAGTGACTTCGTAACTGGATCGCCTGTGACCAACGGTAAGATCGGTAGCCTGTACGGCGTTGACATCTTCGTATCTACGAACTTGGCAACTGCTGGCGGCGAGACCGACTGCTTGTTGTTCCACAAGGACGCTTTAGTATTGGCTGAGCAACTGGGTGTTCGTACTCAGACTCAGTACAAGCAAGAGTTCTTGGCTGACTTGATGACGGCTGACACCTTGTATGGTGTTGAGACGTATCGTCCAGAAGCTGGCGTTATTGTTAGCGCGGCAGTCTAAGCAATACCGAGGGGAAAGCCAACGGTGAGTACCCTCACTCACCTTCGGAAAGAGAATCCACAGGAGAGTTAAATGATTACTTACAACCCACTTACTATCTTTCGGCTGAAGGACGAGATGGGCTCGTCGAACCCCGATAAGATAATCTCAGGTGTTCCTTTTGATGCTGAGTTCGATTCGATCAGTCAGAGCTTTGCGCTCGCGGCACCTAGCTTAAACGCTTCGTTCACTGGTACTACTACGGTGGAGACAGCTAACATAACTACAGCTAACATAACTACAGCTACCTTTACTACTGCTACTGCTACTACAGCTAACGTAACGACGCTAGTGACAGGCTCAGAGACAATGGTCGAGGCAGACTATACAGGATTCAAGGCGGCTAGCGTAGCAGTCGAGGCTAAGGAAGCAGGATGGGACGCCACTAAGGCGACCGTCGATGCTGACTCAGCAGGTTGGGACGCCACTAAGGCGACCGTCGATGCAGGCAACGCTAACTGGGATACCGCGTACGGATGGGGCAATCACGCTGAAGCTGGTTACATTTCATCCTTTACGAACACTGAGTACACAGCAGGAGCTGGGCTCGACTTATCAGGCACTGTCTTCTCACATGAAGATACGTCATCGGTAGCTGACCTTACGGCTAGCGGTAGTGACGTCATGACGGGCATGACCTACGACACGTACGGGCACGCTCAGTCACACACTACAGGAACCCTTACCGCTGGCAGTAACATTGTCATCAACGGGCTTGAGGTCAGCACCAGTTCTAGCCTAAGCGCGACTGTCTTGGTCTTAGGAAACGGCTGGTTCGTTGAAGAGAACAACGGTACGCTGAGGTTCCGGTTCCTAGCCAGCAACTCTGGAGCGACGTTCGAGACTAAGATGGAGCTATCATCAGCCGGCGACCTCAAGGTAGCAGGTAACGTCACAGCATACGCAACATTATAACACGGAGGCCGCATGGCTAGAGTAAGAGGCGACAACGACCAACGATATGCCCTGCGTGCCTCCTTCGTGGACGAGAACGGGAACGTCATACAAGGCGATCGGATCGTCATAAACAGAGGCGACAAGAACGTAGATGGCGGGGCGGCACGCTCTGTCTACCTACCTCAGCAACTAATCAACGGGGGATCGGCCAATGGCTGACATCATTCAGATCAGACGGGATACAGCCGCTAACTGGACCTCCGTAGATCCTGTACTTGCCGAGGGCGAGTTCGCAGTAGAGACAGACACAGACCAGTTCAAGATAGGCGATGGTACTACGGCGTGGACCTCACTCGGGTACGTCACTGCCGGGCCTCAGGGTATCGAGGGTCCTCAGGGCATACAGGGAATACAGGGACCTACCGGACCTACCGGACCGGAGGGGCCTCAAGGCATCCAAGGTATCCAAGGCGAGACAGGAGCGGACTCCACAGTGGCTGGACCTACTGGACCTACTGGACCGGAAGGGCCTCAGGGTATACAAGGCATACAGGGCGAGACGGGAGCGGACTCCACCGTAGTTGGACCTGAGGGACCTACGGGACCTGAGGGACCTACTGGACCTACCGGACCTGAGGGACCTACGGGACCTGAGGGACCTGATGGGCCTACTGGACCCACCGGACCTACCGGACCCACCGGACCACAGGGACCCACAGGACCAGACGGGGTCTCTACTGACTACTTCGATGTCATCTCCACCAGCCCTAACGTCATAGAACGCTTTGGCGATACCGTCCGAGTAACAGCCATACGTAATCAAAGCCCCTTTGCGGTAGGTGTTTCCATTAACGGAAACGGCTCTATCTCAGCGAGCGGCTCCATTACTGCATCAGGCGGTAACTCAGGCAACTGGAACACAGCCTACGCCGCCACCAATGCGGCCACGTCAGTCTTTACGGGGAACACGATAGCAAAACGAGACTTAAACGGAAGTTGTAAGTTTAGGGATCTCTGGGCAGACCGCAACGACAGTACAGGTGTCATCTACTTCGGCAGTGCTGGTGACAGGTACTTGTACTACAACGGTAACCAGTATAGCTTCAACGTCGCGCCTATAAGGCTAAGCTCTACAAATGTAGGCGGTGGAAGCGGAGGCGGTAGCTACGGCTCTGTTTACTGCGACGGCGGTGCAACAGGTAGCTGGGAAGGTTTCAGCATTGGCGGGCGTGCGGTCTTCATGCACGACAACAGCAACACCACGGGCCTGTACAACGACGTCAACAACCAGTGGATCCTAAAGAACACGCACAACGGCGCAACTGAGATCCACCACGCTGGCTCGAGGAAGGGCTACACCTACGACCAAGGCTGGCGGGTAACAGGTAAGCTACTGGCTACTTCTAACGTCTTCGCGTACTACTCAGACGAAAGACTGAAGGACGTCGTAGGAGCCATTGAGGAGCCGCTGGAGAGCGTTAAAGCTATCCGTACGTTCTACTACACCCACAACGACAAAGCCCGTGAGCTAGGCTATGAGGGCTCTGAGAGGCAGGTAGGCGTAAGCGCACAGTCTGTGCAAGCTGTCATGCCTGAGGTTATTGGACGCGCACCCATCGACGACGACGGGGAGGGCGGCTCGGTGACAGGGGAAGACTACGTAACTGTACAGTACGAGCGCCTAGTGCCTCTGCTAATCGAAAGCATCAAGACCCTCGCGGATCAAGTGGAGGGCCTACAGGAGCAAATCAATGCTATACAATGAGACAACCACTACGCTGTATAAGCGGGCTAACGTCATCGTTATCAACAACGAGCTAGGCACAGCGCCTGAGATCACGTTCCAAGAGCAGTACGCTACGATTGAGGGTGAGAGTGTAGACGGAAGAGTAGGTTCCTGTGCGTTAGTCATGCCCTCAGAGGCAGGTGCTACGTTCCCTCTCGAGCATCCCATCACAGGTGATCCTCTTGGTGAGGCTAGCTTTGAGAGCCTACAGGTTATGTTGCACTCGCTGTACTTATACACAGCGGCTATACGCGACAACCCCCCTGTAGAGATTGTACCTGAGCCTGAGCCCACACCTGAGCCTGAGCCCATAGAAGAGGAGCCTACAGATGGCACTACAGAGTAGCGGACAGATCACACTTAACCAGATACACTTAGAAGCCGGCGGCTCTAGTCAAACCCAAGCCTCGCTTAACGACGCCGACATCCGTGGCCTGATTAACAAAGGCTCAGGTGCTCAGATGGCTATGGATGAGTGGTATAATGCTAGCGCGCTCCCTGCGTACCGAAGTGTATCAACTGGGGTCATTGGTTCTAATTCTAGTAATAACTCTGTGGAGTCCTACAGCCTGACTAGCTTAGGCGCGCAACAGGGTGATCTAGTACTTGTATCCATCTGTTCGGACGGGCCGGGCTCTATTACACCATATAATATGAGTGGATGGGGGAGCCTATCAGGCACTGGGACTAACGTAACCTTCACGCAGGGTATGCACTTCAAGGTCATGGGCTCTAGTCCAGAGAGCTCTTTCAAGATAACTACGGGTCCTTACCCTTTCGCGCTTCCAGTAGTTGCGCTGTGTATCAAGAACATTGGAGGTCTAGCGACTTCATACTGGTCAGGAGGGTCTGGTGTAATTAGCGTCAACCCGCCTGCACGTTCCGTAACTACAGCCAACAGCGTAGGTGTCGTTGTACTACTACGAGACGACAATGCAGCAGGTGTCAACGCTAGCACCCCTAGCGGCTACACCAAGATTGGCAGTAAGTACACCTCAAACGCAGGCTTAGGATACAACTGGGAGCAGTCAGTTGACGTCTACTATCGATTGGGGCTACCTACAGGAACACACGACCCCTCCGCCATTTCATGGGGTAGCGGGTACGATAACGCCGTCGCTACTACTGCTATATTCAGATAAGGAGGCCACATGGCTGGTGCAGACAGATCAAGGAACGGCCCCGGCAGTAGCTTCGGGTACTGGCAAGACTTACGGAACATGACAGAGAACGGTACTCAACTCACAGCTACCGAAGAGGAGCGGTGGAATCAAGCCTCCGCTCCCGGCGGTGATACGGTCAACTGGTCGTACATCCCCCAGTACGGTTGGCAGTACAGAGGCAACCAAGTAGACGGCACGGCTGGCATGTCTAGCTACATCAACGACTCAGGCGATCGGGTACATTATCAAAGCACAGGAGGCTTCGATGCCTTTAACACCACAGAGATGGAGCACGCTCGTGCGCTCAACAACGCACTAGACATCTGGAGCAAGGGCGGTGACGTCTTCGCACAGGAGGGCGGACGCTACAGCGCAGAGAACCCATACGTAGAGTCGCCAGAAGAAGCGGCACAGCGCAGGGCAGAGTCAGCGGCTTATGACCGCACTCACGTATACGACGAGGCCACTGACACTACATGGCACGGTGGCGGCATAGGCTCAGGCTTTAGCTCTAAAGGCCAGCGTAAGACTATCCCTATTACGGATGAGATGCGCGCACGGATGAACGATCCTACGCAACGCGACTACAGCGGCGTTAGTTCGTTCTCTAAGCAAGGCCGGGACATCCTCAACGAGGCATTCAACGGTCGAGCCTTCAGCCCCTTTGGCGGCATCATGGGCAACAGCGAAGCCGTGGATCATCTGATTGAGAAGTTCCAAGACGACAGCTTCAACCCGTTCTATGCTCGCGGTAAAGCAGGCAACAACGCATACGATCGGAGGTCAGACAATAACATCATGGACTACCTCTACAAGGAGTTCGGTGGGAATGACCAGATAGCTAATCGTGGTCAAGTCATGCGTAACTGGAACGCCTTCGCAGAAGAGCACGGCGGCACTGACCGCATGTACAAC